TGATCGGCGCGTTGCTGGTGGCTATCTGCCTGGGCGGCATTAACGGAGTGCTGACTTACCGGCTTGATAATGCCAATGACGCAAACCAGGTTCTAAGTGACAAGAACACAGAGCTAAATAAGTCTGTTTCCGAACGTGATGAAACGATCACCGCGTTGAAAGATGCCGCTGGTGCTGACCGTCGCGCTACCGAAGAACAGTTACGGATCGAGCAGCAGAAGAGGGAAAAAGCCGATGCTGAAAACAGAACGTTACGCAAAGCGTTGGAGCATAGCGACGCTAGCAATCAGCGCCTGCCTGATTCTGCTATCAACATCCTGCGCCGAGAGGGTTAAGCCCGCACCGTCCCCGCAACTGATTTACGTGTACCCGCCAGCGGTACTACTCCAACAGTGCGAGCAGACTCCGTTTACCGGCTCGACGTTCGGTGATGCTGTTATAGCGTTGCAGGTTAGCCAGGGCGAGCTGGACGTGTGTGCGTCCCGCATTGAGGGGCTGATTAAATGGCAGTTAAACTTAGAGAGTAAAGGGCTTAAAGGGAAACCTCACTCATGAAGGGAGGGTATAAATTCAACAACATGAGTGAGGGTGATTACGAGAAATTCTAATGTTTAACTTCGAATTGGAATGGCTTTTCGATGTTATGTACCATCATTACGCAGTCAATTACTACATCATTCTCCGATGCTTCGAATTTTTCTAGAATCGGAACGAAAAGAGTTTCAACGTGTTTTATGGCATTTCTTTTCTTGGCTTGATCTGTGTCGCCTGTAATATAAGCTTCACCCATAAAGGTTGTTTCAACTGTTGAGTACTTAAACCATTCTTCTATTTCTGCAATTTTGTTTCTTACTTTATCCGCTTTATCTATGTCACCTGAATAATCTGATACTGGTCGAACTGTGTATGTCAATAAAAATTTCTTCATAAAATTATTCCTTTTTAGGGGCAATAAAAAGAGCAAAGATGCTCACTTTATTGCTTTCCGGTTATGACAAATCCCCAGACTGCTGAACTGCTAGTCACCATATAGCCCACATAAGGAAATATGGTGATTAAAAAGTGTAGTCTAATTTTTTGAGTTTGCTAAGTAGTGCACAACAACCAGAGCCTCGGCATAGTTCGGGGTTTTTCTATTTGAGGCAGTACATGAAAGAGCCACGCATATACGGCAGCAAATGGGACAAGGCTCGGCGCGGGTTCCTGCAACTGCACCCCCTTTGCGTTATGTGCGCCGAGCAGGGGAGAACAGTAGCCGGTAACGTAGTAGACCACATCACTCCGCACCGCCTCAAAGAAGCGCTGAAGTCAGGTAACCGCATAGCGATAGCGAAAGCACAAAAGCTATTCTGGGACTCAAAGAACTGGCAGACGCTATGCACATCCCATCACAGCGCAACCAAGCAACGCATGGAGAAGAGCGGCGCGGTGGTAGGTTGTGACGCCAGCGGGTTGCCGCTCGATCCTAACTCACACTGGAATAAATGATGACTGCTGACCAACAAACATTATTGATGTTCAAAGGGCTGATTGCTTCATTGCCTGAAGAGAGCCAAGCGAAGGTGAAAGAGGCTGCGGCAAAGCTTCGCGGCATCATTGCGGATTACCCAGGAGGCGAGGCGATGGTGGCATTCGGCCTGATTGGTGCCGAGCTTCAACTGGGTGATAATGAAATGATAACAAAGTGAAATCATTAAACTTGAAATCATTTAAATAGTAATAATTATCAATTGTATCGAGGGGGAGGGCAAAAACTTCCAAAAAAAAACCCAAAATGACCGCTCGCATCCCCTTATTTTAACGCTAACCCGATTTTTTTAGTTTTAGGTAAACCCAATGGTGCAAAAACGAACTCGCTCCGACAGCTCGACGGCGGCGGTTCAGGCCATGAAAAATGCCAGTGAGGACACCATTCCACCACCGGCACATGCTGGCCTGGATAAAAAAGCCGAACCTTTCTGGCATGACAATATCAGATCGAAAGCCCTCGACAGTTGGACACCAGCTGACCTGTTGGCCGCTGCCGAATTGGCTAATAATCAGTTGTATGCCATCGACCTCCGCAAAGCGTTGAAGAGAGAAGAACGGCAACGCGGGGAAGGTCGCAACGAACCCCTGATCAAAGATTACCGAAAGCAGATTGTTGAATTGCAGCGAACCATTCTGGCCCAGCGCCGCGATCTGCAAATCCATTCCCACGCCACCAACGGCGAAAGCCGTGACCAGAAAAACCGTAATAAAAACGATGCGGATGCGCGCCGGACAGCCGGTAAACACCAGGTCGCAGATGACAATCTGATCGCATTTCCCAAACACGGCTAGGAGTAAAGCATGACGCGAGGTGAGCGCGTGATAGCGTTCATTGAGCGCTATTGCATCGTGCCAGAGGGCAAGCTGATCGGACAGCCGATGTTGCTTGACGAGTTTCAAAAGAAATTTCTGCTGGCCATCTACGACAACCCCCACGGAACGGATAAAGCCTATCTTAGTATTGCGCGAAAGAACGGTAAAACCGGCTTGATTGCGGGAATACTGTTAGCGCACCTGGTAGGCCCAGAGGCGGTACAAAACTCGCAGATCGTCAGCGGTGCAATGAGCCAGGAACAGGCGGCGGTTGTTTTTGATCTGGCCGTAAAGATGGTAGGGCTTAACCCCGAATTGCAGGATATTGTTCATATCATCCCAAGCGGGAAAAAGCTGTTGGGCCTGCCGTGTAACGTTAAATACAAAGCATTGGCCGCAGAGGGAAAGACAACCCACGGCCTTTCTCCTTTGCTTGCCATTCTGGATGAGGTGGGGCAGATCGTCGGGCCGCAATCGGCATTTGTTGATGCGATTGTCACAGCACAGGGGGCGCATGATGCCCCACTCCTTATAGCAATCAGTACGCAGGCGGCGAACGATGCTGACCTGTTCAGTATCTGGCTGGATGATGCGGAAAACTCGAAAGATCCGCACATTGTTTCCCACGTCTACGAGGCTCCGAAAGATGCCGAATTAGATGACCGGGAAGCATGGGCCGCTGCAAATCCCGCTCTGGGTACCTTCCGATCACTACGCGATATGGAGAGGATGGCGGAAATGGCCGGGCGTATGCCCAGTTTTGAAAACACCTTCCGAAACCTGAATCTGAACCAGCGTGTTTCTACCGTATCGCCGTTTATGTCTCGCAACGTGTGGGAGTCCTGCCGAGAAGCTCCGCAGGCCATTACCGGTCAGTGCTATGCCGGGCTGGATTTGTCAGCAAGCAAGGACTTAACCGCGTTCGTGATTGCGGGCCAGTCAGCAGATGGCTGGTGGAGCATCTACCCCTATTTCTGGACGCCGGAAAAAACCATGCGTGACAGGGCGAAAACTGACCGTGTGCCTTATGACGTGTGGGCAAAACAGGGCGTTCTGAAAACTACGCCGGGATCGTTTGTCGATTATGCCGTGGTGATCCGTGATATTGCGGAAATCATCAGTGATTTCGATATTGCCGCGATTGCCTTTGACCGCTGGCGCATTGACCTACTGAAAAAAGAGGCTGATTTGATTGGCTTGGCGCTGCCGTGGGTACCGTTCGGGCAGGGTTTCAAAGATATGGCCCCCGCACTGGATACGCTGGAGGCAGCAATGCTAAACGGGCGTGTCAGGCACGGTATGCACCCGGTGTTGACTATGTGCGCCGGTAACGCGGTCGTGATCAAGGATGCGGCCTCAAACAGAAAACTCGATAAGTCGAAAGCGACCGGGCGAATCGATGGAATGGTGGCCCTCGCTATGGCAATGGGCGCAGCAAATGGTGAAGCCGTAGAACCTGGTGGCGACTTCGATGACTTCTTATCTAAACCGTTGAGCATGTGATGGCAGATAAAACTAATTACAGTATCGACCTGCGAACGAATAACGGTTGGTGGGCGCGGGCCGCATCGTGGTTTGTCGGTGGCCGTCTGGTTACACCGGATCAGGGTTCGCAAACAGGCCCGGTATCGGCAGGGGGATCACTGGGGGATTCCCTTATCACCGATGAGCGCATTTTGCAGATTTCAACGGTCTGGCGTTGTGTCAGCCTGATCTCGACGCTGACCTCATGCCTGCCTCTGGATGTGTTCGAGACAGACAAAAACGACAACCGATTGAAGGTTGGCCTGGATAATCCCCTTGCACGGCTGTTGCGCTTCTCCCCCAATCAGTACATGACCGCGCAAGAGTTCCGCGAGGCCATGACCATGCAGCTGTGCTTTTACGGTAATGCGTATGCACTTATCGAACGCAACAGCAGCGGGGATGTGATCAGCCTGATCCCGCTACTGTCGGCGAACATGGATGTTCTGCTGGAAGGTAAGCAGATCATTTACAAATATCGGCGAGACAGCGAATACGCCAAATTCAAGAAAAGCGAAATATTCCACCTGAAGGGCTTCGGTTTTAACGGGCTGGTGGGCTTGTCACCAATTGCTCACGCGGCCAAATCGGGCGGGGTTGCCGTGGCGATGGAAGACCAGCAGCGGGACTTTTACGCCAATGGGGCCAAATCTCCGAAAATCCTCTCTGTTGGTGATCGCGTGATGTCCAAAGAGCAACGCGATCAGGTTGAAGAGAACTTCAAAGAGATAGCCGGTGGCCCGGTGAAAAAGCGGTTGTGGATACTTGAGGCCAATTTCGCCGCGCATGACATCGGTGTCAGCCCTCAGGATGCTGAAACTATGGCTTCTCGCAAGTTTCAGGTCAGCGAACTGGCGCGTTTCTTTGGCGTTCCCCCTCACCTGGTAGGCGATGTCGAAAAATCGACGTCATGGGGGACGGGTATCGAACAGCAAAATATGGGGTTCCTGCAATATACGTTACAGCCCTATATCACCCGCTGGGAACAGTGTATTCAGCGCTGGATAGTCAAGCCCTCCGACCTTGGCAAATACCATGCCGAGCATAACCTTGACGGTTTACTGCGTGGTGATTCGACTTCTCGCGCTGCCTTCATGAAGGCTATGGGGGATTCAGGGCTGCGTACTATCAACGAAATGCGACGGCTGGACAACTACCCACCGTTACCAGGGGGCGACGTTGCCACACGGCAATCACAAAACGTTCCTCTCACCGAATTAGGCAAACAGCCCCGCGAAAGCGGGGTTTAGTTTTTATGGGGTGGCCATGACCGAAATAAAGAAAACCCTCTCTTTCGAAGAGACAGAAATCAAATTTACCGGCGACGGTACGTCGGGGATTTTTGAAGGCTACGCGTCTGTTTTCGGCAATGTCGATTCAGACGGTGATGTGATCCTGTCCGGCGCGTTCAAGAACACCCTGGAGAAACAAACCCGCAAGGTTGCCATGTTCTTCAACCACCGCGCGTGGGAATTGCCCGTTGGCAAATGGGATGCCTTGCGGGAAGACACCAAAGGGCTGTTTGTCCGTGGGCAACTGACACCCGGCCATAGCGGGGCCAGTGACCTGAAAGCCGCCATGCAGCATGGCACGGTAGAGGGGATGTCGGTCGGGTTTTCAGTAACCAAAGACGATTACTCACTGGCGGCCAATGGCGGGCGCATTTTCAAGAATATTTCCGCACTGCGTGAAATCAGCGTGTGTACCTTCCCGGCTAATGAACTGGCTGGCGTATCAGCGATAAAAAGCATCGATGGTATTGAAACGATTCGTGATGTTGAGAACTGGCTGAGGGATTCAGTGGGTTTAAGCAAATCACAGGCCGTGGGGCTTATTGCCCGGTTCAAATCAGCTATTCGGAGTGAGTCCGACAGCGACGAGAACAAAACAGAAATATCCGCTCTTATCGAGCGCATCAGTTCTTTCCCTCAAACATTAGGTAAATAATATGTCCGAATTAGCACAAATTCAGAAGGCTATCGAAGATTCACAGAAAAACATGACCCTTCTTTTCGATGCTCAGAAAAAAGAGATCGAAGAAACAGGCCGCGTTTCAAAATCATTACAGGACGATCTGGTCAAGGTTCAGGAGGAGTTGAAGAAGTCCGGCGAGCGCCTGTTTGACCTTGAGCAGAAAGGGGCTGGTGGTGCAGATGATCCGTCAGTTAAAAAAGACTTCTCGGAGCGGGCCGCCGAAGAACTCACCAAGTCATGGAACGGCAGCAAGGGGACGTTTGAGGCCAAAACCTTCAACAAATCGCTCGGGAGTGATGCAGCTTCTGCCGGTTCGCTGATCCAGCCGATGCAGGTACCGGGGATTGTCATGCCGGGACTCCGCCGCCTAGTTATCCGCGATCTGCTGGCGCAAGGGCGCATTTCCAGCAACTCGCTGGAGTACGTGCGTGAAAAGTTGTTCACCAACAATGCCGCACCCGTGAAGGAAAAGGCCCAAAAGCCTGAGTCTGATCTGACGTTCTCGAAGGAAACGGCGAACGTGAAAACCATCGCACACTGGATACAGGCATCCCGCCAGGTGATGGATGATGCTCCGATGCTGCAATCCTACGTTAACAACCGTTTACTGTTCGGCCTTGCCTTTAAGGAAGAGGAACAACTGCTGAACGGTGACGGCACTGGCGATAACCTGACGGGTATTAATGCTGTGGCAACAGCCTACGACACCACGCTGAACGCCACTGGGGATACGCGGGCAGACATGATTGCCCACGCCATTTTCCAGGTGACCGAGTCAGAATTCAGCGCATCGGGCATCATTCTGAACCCGCGCGACTGGCACAACATCGCCTTGCTGAAAGACAACGAAGGCCGCTATATCTTCGGCGGCCCACAGGCGTTTACCAGCAACATCATGTGGGGGCTGCCGGTGGTACCGACCCGCGCGCAAACCCAGAACACCTTCACCGTGGGCGGCTTTGACTTGGCTTCTCAGGTATGGGATCGCATGGATGCCACCGTGGAAGTGAGCCGTGAAGACCGCGACAACTTCGTGAAAAACATGCTGACCATCCTGTGTGAAGAACGCCTGGCTCTGGCGCACTATCGCCCGCAGGCGCTGATCAAAGGCACCTTCACAGCACCAACCAAGTAACGCGGAGGGGGCGGGTAATTCCGCCCTGATGTTATGGCGATTAAAGTCACTGATGTTGTGTCGATCGAAGAGTTACGCCAGCATATCGAGTTCGATAGCGAAGACCGTGACGCGGTGATCACTCGTTATGCGCAGGCTGCATTGGATTACTGTTTGCGCTGGTGTGATGACCCACGTTGGGTAAAGGCGGGTGATATTCCTTCCCCTGTCGTCTCAGCAATGCTGCTGGTTTTTGCTGATCTGTTTGAGCATCGCACCGGGCAAAGCGAAGTACAGCTATACACCAACTCCGCCGCCGAAAACCTGATGTGGTCGTGCCGCAATTGGCGCGGCGTGAAGGTGGAAGACAGCGAAAACGGGGAGGCATCGTAATGGAGCCAGGGCGCTTTAGGCACCGCATCATGATCCAGAACTTCGAAACGGTAGATCTTCCCTCTGGTGGCGAAAAGGCGGTGTGGGTGGATGCATCGATAAAGCCGATCCCCGCCGAGGTGAAAGCGATCAGTGGCCGGGAACTGCTGGCGTCAGGCGCGGAACATTCAGAGGCAACGGTGCGTGTCTGGTTACGCTTTCGTGATGATGTTTCCAGCGCTTCACGCATGCTTTTTCGCGGGTTGGTCTATGACATTGTGGCAGCGTTACCGGATGCGCGGCTGACGCGCCTAGAGCTGCTCTGTAAAAGTGGGGTGAAACCATGATCAGCGGTAACCTTGATTTTTCTGGCCTGCTCGACATTTCGAAAGATTTGGAGCTATTGAGCAAGGCCGAGAACCGCAACGTTTTACGCCAGGCTACGCGAGCGGCGGCAACTGTGATCCGTGATGAAGTTCAAGCCAGAGCGCCGAAAAGAACCGGTAAGCTGGCGCGCAATATCGTTGCGGTGAACATGCGGGCGAAAGATGGCGGAGCGGTTGCCGGTGTGCATATCCGGGGTCGGAACCCCAGAACGGGCAACAGCGATAATTCGATGAAGGCCAGCAACCCGAAAAATGCGTTCTACTGGCGTTTTATCGAGTTGGGCACGTCGAAAATGGCACCCGTCCCGTTTATCCGGCCTGCCTACGATGCCAAGGAATCGGAAGCCGCGGAGGCCGCATTTGCCAAGGCCAACGAGGCGATCGATAAGGTGCTTTCCAAATGACCGAAGCCGATCTTAACCCGTTGTTAAAACCGCTGGTGGGCGGTCAGGCTTACCCCTATGTGGTCAAGTTAACCCCAGAGGGGCAGCCAGCAGTAAAGCCACCGTGGATCGTCTACACCGTTCCCGATGAAAATCGGGGTGATGTGTTTTGCGGTACCGCCGAAACGGCCTATATGGTGCAGATCGACGTGTACGCAACCAGCATTGACGAGGCGAAATCCATACGCCAGCAGGCCGAAGCCGCGGTAACTATGTTGTTACCAGCCGAGTTTCATCTATTTAGCGACCACGAACCCGATACAGGCCTTTTCCGCGCCTCATTCGAATTCAAGGTGTGGCGATAACCCAACCCATTTACACAGCCGCTTACGAGCGGTTTTTTTACGCCTGGAGATACCCAAATGGCTAGTAAGTATGAATTAACCAAAGGCTTAGTGATCAGCGTTTCTGCTGGTGAAGTCAACGAGGTCAATCCCGTTGGTGTTACCTGGCTTGCGGCATCGTGTAGTACAAAGGAACTCAGTTTTACGGGCGGCCAAAAGGCTGATATCGATATAACTACGTTCTGTTCTGATGAACAGGAGATGGTTAACGGCCTGAAAGCCCCGTCTGAAATGACCATCGGTAAAAACTGGAGCGGTTACGATGAAGCTCAGGAGTCCCTGATGGATGCGTATGAAGATGACAGCAAGCGTGCTATCCGTATCGTCTTCCCTTCCGGTAATGGTTTTGCCTATTTGGCTGAGGTACGTCAAAACAGTTGGAGTGCTGCAACATCGGGCATTGTTACCGCTTCATACGCGCTGAGGATAAAGGGTAAGCCACAACGCATTTATGCCGTCAATATCCCTGTAACCGGCGTCACCCTGGACAAAACCACGGCCACCGTTGCCGCTGGTGCCAGCCTCACCTTGACCCCAACGATCGCCCCGGCGTCTGCCACTAACCGCGGCGTGACATGGACATCTTCCGCACCTGGAAACGTCATGGTGACGAATAAGGGCGCTATCACCGGCCTAACCCCCGGCACCTCAACGATCACCGTCAAAACCACGGACGGCGCTAAAACTGCTACGTGTGTCGTGACCGTCACAGCGGCTTAATAGGAGCATTACTCATGACAGCAAATAAATTGAACCTTAAGGCTCTGGCGTCGGCACCGATGGCAGGGTTTCGTACTAAGTCGGTAACGGTCGCCGAGTGGGATGGCGCTACGGTTGTGTTGCGTGAACCATCCAGTACGGCATGGGTTGAGTGGCGGCAGATCATCAAACTGGATGAAGATGAAGTGCCAGAAAAACTGAGCGCGGCGCAGGAGGCGAGGCGTAGCATTGATGGCGACGTTGTGCTTTTCATTGATGCCTTGATGGATGAGAACGGAGCGCATGTTTTCAGCTCGGAGGATAAGGAGCTGGTTGCTGAAGTCTATGGGCCTGTGCATGCGCGCTTGTTAAAGCAGGCGCTGGACTTGAGCACTAGCGCGGCAGATGCCGAAAAAAAGCCAGAGAGCCAAACACTCAATTCCTGATGAAACTGGCGCTTCGTCTGGGAAAAACCCTGGGCGAGTTGCGCCAGTCAATGAGCGTCAGTGAATTACGTTTGTGGATGGCTTTTGATCGGCTAAGTCCTATTGGCGACGAGCGTAATGATTATCACGCCGCACAGGTTGCAGCGGCCACGCTCAACGCCCAGCGTGAAAAAGACCCTCTGTCTATCAGCGATATGCTGATCCGCTGGAATGCGTCGGAGGAAACGGAAGAGGAAGACACCGCAGGGCTTGAAGCATTTTTAGCAAGCCTGGCTGATTAATACCCGCTCAAGTAGCGGGTTAATGAGATGGTCA